CATATCTTTCATTAGCAACCAATCAACTGACCGGTGCGATACCGGCGGAAATTGGCAGTCTTACGAATCTGATTAGTTTATCATTGTACACGAATCAACTGACTGGTGCGATACCGGCGGAAATTGGCGACCTCACGAACCTGACTAGTTTAGTATTGTACACGAATCAACTGACTGGTGCGATACCGGCGGAAATTGGCGACCTCACAAATCTGACTACGCTTTCTTTGGGAGACAATCAACTAACCGGTGCGATACCGGCGGAGATCGGCAGTCTTACGAATCTGACTGCACTCTCTTTGGGAATCAATCAACTCACTGGCGCGGTACCGGTGGAGATCGGCAGTCTCACTAGTTTGACTAGCCTATATCTGTACACTAATCAATTGACGGGGATCGAAGTTGGCGCGTTTGCTGGCTTAACGGCAATTCATGCGTTATCTATTAGCAATAATGGCATGGCGCAGGCAGATGTTGATGTTATTGTAGCGGACATCTGGGGCGCACGTGCCAGCTATACGTATGCCACGCCATCACTCAGCATCGGTGGCTCGAATGCCGATCCATCCGGCAATTACGTAGCCCCACCCGGCGGCGGTGCTAGTAATAGTGATTGGTTCTGGAACGGCGCGACCTACGAACCCTTAACCGGGTTAGCGATGGTGTATGATTTAGTCAATGATGTGAACACCGAGGGCTTCAACAAGTGGGCGGTTACGTACTAGAGGTATGATATGGATCAAGTGTCTTTGAGGGTTGCTGGTTTGCGAATTATCGAAGTCGTGCGTCGTGCGGAAGATGATTTGACGGCATTGCCGCTTCTCCCAGCAGCCACCAAGTCATCATTGCTAGACATGGAGATTTTTTTGAACGCTGGCAATGGTAACTATCACGCGGCGCTGGCTAAATTAAAGTTGGTCAACGAACTGCCGGAAATTCCGCCGGAGTGGGAGTAGGTAGATATGGCGATCCCTCTGAAACAAAGTACGGCGGCAACGCTGGTTATCGGACAGTTTGTCGATTATTTTGATGCTTACACACCAGAAACCGGGTTAACCGCCGGGACGGTAGACGAGATTGGCGTCTGGAAAGCTGGCGCAACGGCGATCACGGATACCAGCGGGACGACCACGTTCACGCATCGCGCGAATGGTGAGTATACGATTACACTCAGCACCGATGACACAAACACGCTGGGGCCGCTGTGGGTGATGGTCAAGGACGCCGATGTTTGTTTAGGCGTGCGTCTCGAATGCACGGTCTATCCGGCCAATGTGTATGACAGCCTGTTTGCTGGCTCGGACTATCTGCAAACGGATGCCCACCAGATTGAAGGGGCTGATGCGACAACTACGATTGAAGGCAGCGTCCAGACGGTTGTCGAGACCAATAAACTTGACCATCTGGTAGCTGTAGCCGATAGCGATGATGCAGTGAATGACTCAATCGTTGCAAAGTTAGCCGCTTCCGACGGTGACTGGTCAGGTTATGATAAGACTACGGACAGCCTTGAAGCGGTACGCGATCACATCGGTGATGGTACAAACCTCACCGAGGCAGGCGGCACGGGCGATCAGTTCACCGGGATTGCCTCAGTCGGCGCGGTTGCTGGCGCAGTGGGAAGCGTTACGGGCGCTGTTGGAAGTGTGACCGGCAACGTCGGCGGCAACGTTGCGGGCAGCGTCGGCAGTGTTACGGGTGCGGTTGGAAGTGTAACGGGCGATGTCGGCGGCAATGTGGTCGGCAGCGTTGCCAATGTGGTTGGTGGCCTGAACACCGGCGCGGGCGTGATTACGACACTGGACGGTCTCGACACGGCGCAGGATGCACAGCACAGCACAACCCAGGCCGCGATTGCGGCGTTGCATGACTTTGATCCGGCAGGTGATACCGTTGCGCATGTGACGTTGGTTGATACCGTAACCACAAATACCGATATGCGCGGTACGGATAGCGCACTAACAACGCTTAGCACGGCAATTAAAAATTCCATCGCCGATCATGTGTTAAGGCGGTCGCTGGCAACGGCTGAGGCGTCAGCGGATGGGGATGCTCTCACATTCCGGTCGCTACTTGGCGCGATTGCGAAACTGGTTAACAAGGTGAGCATCAGCGGTACAACGCTAACCGTCACAAAGACCGACGACACGACCGCACTTGGTACGCAAACGCTGACTACCGATGCCAGCGCAGACCCGGTGACAGGAGCCGATACCAACTGATGGCCGGATACTATGGATTGTTGGAACTCTGCGGGGTATGGTTGAGTGCTGCGAATGCTTATCCAGATTTTGATTACAACCTGTTCGCTGTTGGCGCTGAGCCGGTCGTGTTTGCTGTTGGCGCTGAGCCAGTGATGTTTATAGTTCCCGCGAGAGATTGACATGCCATTTAAAGCGCCACCGCGCGATCCGAGTGACATCGATTATGTAGGTATCAACTGGGCTGCATGGCTGACGAATCGGGATAACGATACGATTGAAACCAGCACCTGGCCGGAAACGGACGGGTTGACGATTGTCAGCCAGTCGAACACCACCACGACCACGACGGTTATCTTAAGCGGCGGCGCGGCAGGTCAAACGTACACCGTGACGAACCGGATTGTGACGGCGAATGGCTTGCAGAAAGACCGGTCGATTGTTATCACGGTGAAAAATCTGTAGAGGTGTGATGAAACGCAGACGAAAGCGATATGATGACAAGTTCAGGGCATCAGCCGTTGTGATGCTCGAATCGCAGGGCTACCCAACGCAGGAAGGCGCATTGACGTATGTATCTAAGGCGTTGGACGTGCCAATGGCTACGCTGCATCGTTGGTTTCATGGCAAGAATAATCCGCCCCCTTCCGAACTTGTAAATGAAAAAAGGCCAGAACTCGAAATCGTATTCGAGGACATCGCCTACAAAATGCTGGCTCATGCGTCCCGTGATGACGTGATTGAGGAAATGTCCGGTAAGGACGCGGTGATAGCCGGAGCGACGGCGGTTGATAAAATGCGACTGCTCAAAGGACTGCCGACTGAGATCATCGGCGTGCTGCCGAATTTCATCCAGGCATTGACGCAAGCAGGCAAAGACCCAAAGGAGTTCATGGATCGTGTCATTGATCGTCTTACCAACGAACACTACGTACAATGACATTGATGACGATGAACTGATTGACGTTGGCTTAGGCACAACGGCAACGGGCGCGGCTAATCTTGCGCTGCCTGACCTGTACCCGGCGCAAACCATCATCCGCGCCAGTCAGGCGCGTTTTCGCGTGGCGGCGTGTGGGCGTCGGTTCGGCAAAACGCAGACCGGCAAGCATATCATTTTGGAACGCGCGTTAGATGGAGGTCGCTGCTGGTGGCTTGCTCCGACGTATCTCATGGCATCTGCTGTCTGGCGTGAACTGGTGAACGTGTTACGCGAGGTGCGCCCGAAGATTAACCGATCTGAACGCTATATCGAATTACCGGGCGGCGGGTTTATTGCGGTGCGCTCTACGCACAATGAGGACAGCTTACGCGGTGAAGGGTTGGACTTTGCAGTACTGGATGAGGCCGCGTTTATGAGCAATAACGTCTGGCCCGCCATTGTGCGCCCGATGCTGCTCGAAAGCCAGGGCAGCGCGTTATTCCTTTCGACACCATATGGGCGTAACTGGTTCTGGGATATTTACGGGCTGGGACTGAACACCAACGAACCAGAGTGGGAGTCATTTCATTTCACATCGGCAGACAACCCGCAGATTTCCGATAGCGACCTGGAGACGATCCGGCGCAACACACCGGAGCGCACCTACCGTGAGGAGTATCTAGCGGAGTTCCTAGAAGATAGCGGCGTTGTGTTTAGGAATGTACGCGCCGCTGCGACCGCGCCAATGAATGCCGTGTATGATCCGACGCATAGTTACGTGTTCGGTGTGGACTGGGGTAGAGATATTGACAGCACTGCCATAGCGGTCATCGATAGCACAACCAAGCAGATGGTTGCACTCGACCACTTTACCGGCATTGGCTGGGCGTTGCAGCGGGGACGGTTAGCCAACCTCGCAGCAGTTTGGAAACCATTGGTGATTTGGGCAGAAAGCAATAGCATCGGAGCACCGAACATCGAAGCGCTGCAAAGTGAAGGCTTGCCGGTGCGCCCGTTCCAGACGACGGCACAGAGCAAGAAACCATTGATCGAAAACTTAGCATTGGCGATTGAACGGCAGGACGTGGCGTTGCTGCCAGATGACACGCTCATTCATGAGTTGGTCGCTTATGAACTGGAACGGTTGCCGAGTGGCATGATGCGGTACAGCGCTCCGCCGGGGAAACACGACGACACGGTTATCGCGCTAGCGCTGGCGTGGCATGGATGCCGGTATTCATCTAACACATTCGAGGTGATTTTTGCCTGAGACACGATTCCTTACACGGTTACGCACAGCGGCACAGGTTTTGCGCGATACGCCAGAGAAACCCAAGAATGATTTCGATACCATTCTTGAACCGAACGGTGACGGCGAATTAGTACCTGACCCGCAAGCAAGCCAGCGCTCATGGTTGCCGTTTCCGACTTACCCGACAGTTGGTGGATTGATGCTCCCCTACGGCGGCGGCGCGGACTATGGCGACAGCAACAATAGCTTTGCGCGGGCCTATAACTCCGTGTGGGCGGTGCGAACGTGCGTTGATACCTACGCCTATGCCATCGGGCAGGTGCCGACTAAGATCGTTTATAATGCCACCTACGACCGCAAGAATGACAAAGAGTTAGCCCGGTCGGATGATGTCAAGCCGCGTCACATCTGGTATGAAGCAACCCGCTGGCACCAACGGCAGTTGAATATCGGTCTGGTGTCGGCTATGCTGTACAACAGTATGCTGACTGATGCCATTTACACGCTCAAGCTGATGTCACAATACAACAGTAGCCCGCGCTTGCAGGTGCTGAACAGCCAGGGCATGACCGTCGAAGACTCGCGCGGGTATGTGAGCCGGTTTTATTACAATTCGGCGGGTGGTTATGCAACCTATGAGCCGGATGTCATTGCCTACAATCATGGCTTCAACCCGTTTTACGACACACGCGGGGCGAGTCTGGTTGCCAGCATCGTAAATAAGATCAATATCGATCAGAACTTAGATACCTTCCTGCAAGCCTTTTTCCAGAATGACGCCATGCCGGGGCAGACAATCGCGCCACCAGAGGGTATACAGTGGACGCCGATACAATGGGATGCGATTAAGGCACTTTTCAGAGAGCAATTCGTTGGTGTGCGGAATAGACGCAGGACGGCATTATTTGAACACCCTGTCGAAATTACGAATAATGACGAACCGGACATCAGCAAACACATGTCCATTGAAGACCCGGTTGTGACCGCAATCTTTTCGGCATTCGGTGTCCCGCAGGCGCTCGTGGGCGACAACAGCGCCACGCCGTATAAGGACGCGCCCGCACTCATGGAGAACTTTATCCGGTTGCGGATCAAACCGATTGCGCTGGATTTGCAGAACTACATCAATGATCTGTGCTTGCCGCACCTTGATAAGAGCCGCGATGTGCGTTTTGAGTTTGACTTTGACCAGTACAATGTTGAAACCGAAGCAGACAGTATCAAAGTCGATAACGCCAATAAACTGTATGCAGGAAATATCGGGACATTGAACGAGGCGCGTGAAAAAGTTGGATTGCCTAAGCTGCCCGGTGGAGATGTATTCCAGAGTGGCGCGACGATTGACTCATTCCAACCGGTACCGGAAGTGCAGCCGACCGCACCGACGGCGCCGACGGCGTTGCCCGCTGCCCAGACACCCGCACTACTTCCTGCACAGGCAGAGCGTGAGGAAACGCGCTCCGTAGCGATTATGCTAAGTTTGGCGAATGATGCCAGCCTGGTAACGTTGCAGCAGCAGGTTAAGAGCTTCATGAAAGGCGTGCAGGTTGAATGGAACGCGCCCGATACGTTTCACGTCACGCTCATTCACCTGCCGGACGTAGACGACGGCGGCTTAGCGCGGCTCATGTCTTGGAGCCAGTCGGTTGACCTCCCGGCGCTGGCACTCAAAGTCGGCAGTCTGAATTACTTCCAAGGGGTCGGCGAATACGCGGTGCATTTCCGTATCCGGCAGAATCAGATGTTGACCGACCTGCAAACCAATACCGCCGACTGGCTCGAAGGGCAGGGATTCAGCTTGTCACCCTACAGCCAGCCGAGCATGTACGCGCCGCACATCACGATGGGTTACGCACAGGACAAGCCGCAGCGCTGGACGTTTGATAGCAAGCTAAGCGTACAGCCGCAGACGTTGCAATTGTCCTATAACGGCGAAATCGTCTATGAACGCGACTGGCCGGAAGCATCCCGGCACATGTACAGCCACAGCGAAGGTGTCGAGACGTGGGAACTGGATACGCCGGACAGCCTGCATGACGCACAACTCAAAGAACTCGATCATTGGATGCTGTTTACCAAGCAGCATTTTACCAACCGCGCCAAACGTGACGGCTATGAGTGTACCTACCTGAGAGGCGACAAAGCCGAGCGCATCATGGCCGCGATACAGGCCGCGCAGTCGTGGGATGAGTGCCAAATATTCCGTGAAATCCGGCAGGAAATGGCAGTGCGCGATGTGCAGGCGACCCGTCTGCAATTCGAGGATGCGTTTGATACCATGATTCAGGCTGCGTTATCCGGTGAGAAAAACCGTCGCCAGACCCGTATCGAATTGGGTCGTATTGTAGCACGTGGCATTCAGGCAGCATTTCGAGATGGTTTAAAAGCTGGCGGTGTCGATGCTGAGCCAGATGAAGCCGAGCAAGAAAAAATTACGGAATTGACCGACAATCAGCGCCAGTATATCAATGGTCTGATGGATCAGATATTCAAAGACGAAACCGTGACACCTGCAATGTCTGAACAACGGGCCGCGAACTGGTGGGTAGGCAGTGTCCAACCGGCTTATTACGCGGGTTTTGCCAGCGCTGCTAAAAACCAGATGGTTGAATTTGGCGGCAAATCTGGTAAAGATAGCTGTCGAGAATGTACGCTGCTGATGGGACAGCGCCACCGGCTAAAAGATGTCATTCGTAAGCAGTTTATTCCAGGGGAACACCGAGAATCGTTTACCTGTGGCTCATGGAACTGTGATCATCGTTGGTTCCCGGTAGAGGGCAAAGCGAGAGGAAATTGGGCATGAGTTATCCAGAACGTATCGGACCGCCACCAATGCGACCACGACCGGCAGAC